CGTATTTGTTTAATAAATTTTTATTCATATCAAAACAACATACATGAATAGATTGATTGTCATTCCAACTTTTATCATTAACTTGTAATCCATCGTTAAATGCAGATTGCGTATTTTCTGATATAGTTCCCCATTTTAAATTATTTAAATTATAATTTGTTTTATCATTGTCCAAATGCATTACGATTGGGTAATTATTAGGATTTGGAATATACGCTTTTGCAAGTAAAACATGAATTCTTCGTTGTTTATTTCCATCTGGAAAAGTAATTCCACAGCACACATATCCTGTCGCTTTATTTATAAAATTTGTTTTTGGATAATAAAAATTATTACCATAATCTTTATATACTTTTCCTGTTGGAGTAATATAGTCAGTTTCACTGCCATCAATTAGTTTCATCTATTCATTAATCTTATTAATATGAATTAATTTCTATGTCATATTTCTTCTAGCCATATAATAGAAAACTCCTTTCTTATTTTCTATTATATTTTAAAATTTATTATACACAATTATACATCTTTGTCCAATATTTTTTATAGTTTTATCCTACGGGATTACCATGCCTTTCGGTTTAGGCTTTCTTATCAACTTATTACGTTTGCCCGTTTAACAAGGTTATTTTTTTCACATAATTACTTATGCGACTCCCAATCCGAGTAGTTTAGGAGTGTAATAAACACCAAAATTGAGTCTATATTGTTGTTTGAATTCAGCGCATCTATCTTTAAATAATTGTTCTATGCGTTTGGCTAATTCCATACCTTCTTCTGTTGTATGATCCTTACCAATAAGAATTTGTAAGCATTCTGCAAGACCAAGTTGCATTTTGATACCCTCTCTTTCGAGATATTTTTAGGGATTAGACTATACCATAAATTGATTCATAGATTTTTTGATTTTCTAATTTATTTTTTCTAATAGGACATTTAAATTGTTGAGTAATGTTTTTCCAAGTTAAACCTCTTGAAATATCTCCAACTGTGTTTTTTGCTATTCCAAACTCTTTTCCTAAATTTTCAATAGTAATATTTGTAAAACATAATTTATAACAAATTTGTTTAACTATCTATTCGTTAATTTTATTCTGAAAAGTATATTTTTGAACGGGTTTTCTTAAAGGATATTGCAAATCTGGTGGACACCAACTATTTTTTCCATTATTAATAGCTCCAACCGTATACTCATTAATATTTGTTGCCAAGGCAATTTCTTTCCAAGTCATTGAAGTATTAAGTATCATATCTAAGATAATATCAATTTTATTATTATCAATTTCACTTCTTTGAGGGGATGGCCTCAATGGATATTTAATAGTATCATCATGAAAACTTTTTCCTCTATTAATATCACTTATGCAATAAATTGTTACGTTATATTGATTAGCAATTTCTTGTAAAGTCATCTGTGTATTTAAAATTAAATTTTTTATTTCTTTAACTTGAGAAAGAGTTAATTTTTGAGTTCCAGATCCCCATTGCCCACCTTGAGTTAAATTATATCCTTTTCCAGTTGTATAAAAACTATCAAAAAAATCTATATAAAATTTTTCTTTTTCATCAAGTTTGTTAAATGGAATATTTTCTTCTATTAATTCTAAAGAAAAATTTTCTCTTCCATATTTTTTTAAAGCTCGATGAAAATAAGTATTATCGTTTAGTTGAGTTTGATGTTTATAATCTCTTTGTTGAAGAGTTTGTTTTGTTTGTCCTATATATACCATTCCATTTATAAGATTAGTATATTTATAAATTTTTCCATTTTCCATGTTTTTTCCAACCTCCCATGTTTTCTATTATATATTAAAATTTGGGTAGATGGATTAATCAATTTTGTCCATTATAGTCGTTGAACCTTCATCTTATTTTATTAAGATGCTTGGCTGCGTCTGGTTGCCCAATCCTTGACGATTTTACCATACCTTGGTCGCTAACCTCGCCGCCTATATGTTGCCATATAAGTTTGGTTGTCAAGGCTCTAAGGGCGTTCCCGCAATTTCGGACATTTTACGTGGGCCATACTTGGTTTAACCCACGACTATTGTGCCATGTTTAAGGGCAGAACGAATTCCTTCTTCTGGTTTATATCCTAACATAGTGTGGTTTTCCCACATAAACTTCGCCGATTCTGGTGATTGAGAACAAATATATTCAAATCTTTCAAGAAGCATATCTTTTGCTTCATGGATTTTTTGATCAAGCAGAATCATAAAATTATCAATAATTGTTTCTTGTTTATCTTCTGGTGTATATTTTATATTTTGCTCAAAATTTTCATAATCCTGTTTAATTTCCATAGCAAGAGTAGGAAGAATAATTGTTACAGGACAAATATTTCCTCTACCATCTTTACGTTGCGGATTTACTCCTGGTTCTGCATTTATATCAAGCCCATTGGCCGTGCGGCATCCCATGGTTGAGAAGTACGTAGTCGGGTCCTTTGGATCATAGCCTGCATTCCCACTCCAATCAACATTAGCATAATTAGGATATAATCTTTTTGCTGTTGATTCAAGAGCAAGTCTATATAAATCATAATTCGGCGTCCCTGGTTCTTTATTGACTCCACTCATTACTTGGAAAATCCCGCAAGGAAAGATTGGTGTTTTATGAAATTTTCCAACTCCATTAATGCTACCTTCTAATAGCGCTTTGGTTACCATGCGTCCTTCTGGAAGAGTACAAGTTCCGTAATTGATAGATGTAAATGGAAGTTGGTTCCCGCTTCTGCTTTGAAGTGTATTAAGGTTATGATACATTCCTTCAACAGCCTGTTGAAGTTCTCTCTCTGTCATATCCATGGCATAATTATATGCTTTAGGATAAATTTTATATTCTCCATCTTCTATTCCAGCATCATCAGGAATATGATTAAATAAGTTTACATCATTGATATTTTCAATATATTTTAATCCATCAATATAATGTTTTCTAAAACTTTTTCTTACATATGGAACCATAGTCCAATCTAAATGAGTTGCGGAAACCCCACCAAATTGTTGTAAACTTTGTAATTGAAATAAAACAGCTACGAGTTGGAAAGCTGTATTAATTGAATTAGCAGGTCTTACATCTGTTTGACGAGTATTAAAACCATTTGCTAATAATTCATCAAAAGGTACAGATAAACAATTGTGCATACCAACAGCATATGCGTCTAAATCATGAATGTAAATTTCATTATTAAGATGATTTTCACGAGCCATTTTTGATACACAATTATCAAGAGCGTATTGTTTAGAAATAACTGAATTAAATTCACCGCGGCGACCACCGAATGAATGCTCATCAACATTGGCATTTTGATTATCAATTTTGGAACCAATTAATTTTTCACGAGCCGCCCGCATCATTCTATTATTCCAATTTCTTTCTTTTGTGCGCTTTTCTCTATATTTAATATAGGCTTTAGCTACATCTTTTCTCTTGGTTGACATTAACCCATTTTCTACTAAATCTTGAATCTATTCAATAGATAATGGTTTGGTTTCTTCTTCACAATAGCCTTCAATATAGTTAGCTATATTTTCTGCTTTTGTTTCAGCATACTCAGAAACTTTTCCGTCTACTGCCTTAAAGGCTTTTAAAATTGCATCTTTAATTTTTTTTGTGTTAAATGGCATTGTTCTACCATCTCTTTTAATTACATAAATCATAGTAATATATTCTCCTAATTAGATAAATTATTTTTAGGGTTACTATATTATTTAAAAAAATAGAAGTAAGATTAATTATTTTTGGCCTTTTTATAATTAAAGGTTTTTAAACCCTTTCTAATTTCCAGGTCACACATTTCTGGATGCTCTTCTTCCATCTGCAATGCTCCTAAAATATTAAATGCGGCAGCAGCCAGGTGATCCTCATCATCCCATCCCGCCGCATATTTACTCAGATGCCGCATAGCTGAATCAATAAAAGAAGATAGTGGAATTCCTTTTTGATAATTAAATCGCCCATATTTTTTTGCACCAGCTTCATAATGTGTCGATAATCTTAATAAAGCAGCGTGAGGAAGGGAGAGCATGTCTCCCTTTCCATCGTGCATATCTCTAACTGCGCCAGTTTTAAATTCAGTTCTTTCTCCAGAATCTTTAATCATAATATTTATCCTTCCATTGAAATTCTTTCATGTTCAAGTGTCAAATCTTTATTGTTAATATTTACAATTCTATATAATTGATGAGTGGGAGTTGCTTTATAAGTTTTTGCAACGAAAGTATCTTCTCGTCTATATCCAGTTACCATAATTTTAGTTCCACGAGAAAACCATCCTTTCTCTAAAACTTTTTTATTACCATCTGGTTGAATTTTAGAAATTTGTCGATTATACATAGCATAATATTCTTTAGTAAATTTTACATTAACAATTCCATCAGTTGTTAATACAACTACGGATGCTTTAGTATTATCTTTACTAATAATAGTTCCTGCAATTTTATATAATTTAAAGATTGGAATATCTCTACCCGCTCTTTTAAAGAAATAATCTACTTCAGGTTCATATGATAAGGTTGAAAAATTAACAATACCATATTTATACTTATCAATATTAGCTAATTCATGTTCATGATAATAAAAACACAAACTTTCCATTTCCCATGCGGAAATATTTCCAGTCGCATATTTATTCCATGCTTCATTAAATAACAAATTATTATACTGGGTTAATACTTCATCTTGATTCTCTTTTAACCAGTCTCTTGCTGCATCCATTTCTTTTTTATAGATTTTATCCCACTTGGTCTGAAGAATACAAGTCATTCCATTGATAACGTCTAATTCATTTAAGTCATAATATTGTGTATAAAAATCTAATGATCCATCATCAAACACATAATATTTACCAACTTTTTTATTATCTTTAAGGAATTTGTTAAATACAAATACTTGTTTTTGTTTGTTTAATTCTTCTGGTACTAATCCGCTTTTTAATAATCCATTAAAATTCTGTAAAGTTAGTCGTTTTTTCGGGTCACAAACTAATGATATATAATATGCCATAATTGCATATCTTGGATTTTCTTTACAAATTTCTGATGCCCATTTATTATCAATTTTATCAAAGGCCCCTGATTTAATTAAAGATACCATTTGAGTTTTATTTAATGGACATCTATTCATAAAATCAACGATTCCTGTATATGGGCGGCCGCTAATAATTTGATCAATTACTGGTCCGCCAATTTTATTAACACCTTTTAATCCAAACAAAATTTCATTATTTGTTTCGTCTGGTTCAAAACTAAAACCAGATTTGTTAATATCAATTAGAGATACTTTGATTCCTCTTGATGTTATATCACCAATAGCATTAGCTAATTTTGTATAATCTGTTGTTTTTTCTATCTTTTTCTTTCCACTTCTATCTGGAAGATCTTCATAATCATATTGCTCATAGTCTTCTTTTTCATAAATACTAACTATTTGAGTTATTTCCTGTTCTTCCAATGAACCGCTATTTACAATTAGACATGCGGTATTCCAATAAATTGGATTCCAATTTGTTGCAAGATATATAGTCTGAACTCCAATAAATGAATAAGCTAGTGCATGGATTACTGAGAATGAGTACCCCATCTGTGGACCAACACCGCATTCCCATACATACTTACCAAGAGCTGAACTTGCAGCTGTATCCAAAATTTTTTGATGAAGTTCTGGAATCTTTGCCATCTGTTTTTTACCAACAATTTTTCTGGCGGCATTGGCTTCTTTTAATGAGAAACCGCATATATGCTCATCCATTAACATTCTCATTAATTGTTCCTGAGATGGCGGTACTCCATATGATTGTTTGAAGTATGGTTCAAGTGCTGTTTGTTCTTCTTTTGTTAAACCAGCTTGATCCATTTCTTTATACCAAAGATTGATATTATTTTTAAATCGGATATATTTTTCCATTGGGGTTTCTGCGCCTTTTTCCGCAGTCATTAATCTCATAAGTCCATTGGCATCTGACATCTCAATAATATTAGTTGGTTTAATTTTCTTTGCAGCTTGAGATCCAACATCTGAATCAAATTGAAAGATATTCAAGACATTATTTTCTTGAAGCGCCCTCCATATATTTTCGTTATCTAATGGAAGTACTTCTGGATGTAAATATTCATCATAGACTTCTCTTAAAGTTAAATTACTATCTATTTTATTATGTTTTTGAAGAAGTCTAATAGTTTCAGCAATTTTATCTTGTACTTCTGTTACAAGAAAATCATATTTTGTCATACCGCAGGCTTCGCACATATGAAGATCCCATTGAGTAATAATTTCTCCTTTTGGAGTTTTCATAAAGCACCCAAATTCATATGGATCTTCATCAAAAAGAATAACACCACTTGCATGACTAGAACGTTTATTAACTATTCCTTCTATTGCCATCGCAATATCTAAAAGACCAGGATACTTATTTATTTCATTGATAAAAGCTGTAATAGGTTTTCTATTTTTATCTTTATTCCCATAGACAACATCTTTAAGAGGCCAAAGGAAACCTCTTTCACTAGGAATTAATGATGAAAGATACTGTGCGGTATCTACATCTATTCCATCATAATGAATAACTTCACCAATCTCATTTTCAGGAGTTAAAGTGCCTCCTGTAACTACTCTCGTATATCCACTTCCTTCTCCTCTGTATCCTCGACAAGCAGTGAGAACAGCACTTTTTGTTCCTTCGGTTCCGAAGGTAGCTATAAGAGTGCATCCAAGATTCCTCTTTGAGAGTTCATCAATTTCACTTGAAAAGTTTGCACCACGTTCCTCCTTTATTTTTTGAAGAATTAATGGACGTTTAGATGGACATAAGTCAATATCTATATCGCCTAATTCAACACGCTCTTTGTTGAGATAACGCCAGAATGGGAGGTCCCATTTAATAGGATCCAATTGAGTAATACCTAAAAGATAATGATTTAAACCTGAACAAGATGATCCTCTGCCTGCACCAACTGTACTTCCGCACTCCCAAAAGAGATCAACATAATGTTGAAGTGTAATAGGATAGCTAAACATATTAGTTCCAAGTTTTTCACTAATTGTTTTCTTTATATCTGCTTCTTCTTCTAATCGAGATAGATATGTATCATTATATAAATCCTTTTTTAATAATTCATGCAGGCATTCATTTACCCAATATCTTTCATACTTGTCATCTGAATGCAACATATCATTTAATACCGGATAGTTTATATCATCATTTGCTTTAGGATAATCAATTACATTTACTTTTGGAATTGTTTGTTTATGTGCAATACTATAATTTTCAATTTTATTATAAATTTCATATGAGTTATTTGCTAACTCATCATAATCTAATTCAGATGGAGAAATATTTTCTTTTATATCATTTTCATCTTGAAGATATGCGTATTCATAAAACGCATCAACTTCACGTTCACCACCTTTTGAATTAAGATAAGCCTTATGAACATATCTATCTTCTTTTTTAAGATAATGAGCATCTGAGCCAAGAACCATTTTACAATTAAATGCGGCAGCTACAGATTTAAGACGTTTATTAACCGCAATCTGCTCATTTGATCTGCCTGGCGCACATTCAATATAAAAATCTTCACCAAATAATCTTTTACACCATAAGACAAATCTCACAATATCATCGTGAGTTTCTTTAATCCCATAAGTGTCATTAAGTTTCTCTGCTTTTATAAGCTCTAAAACATTAGAAGAAAGTTCTCCGCCAATACAAGCTGATGTAGCAATTAAACTATTTGGATATTTATTAACAATTTCTTCAAGGTCATCGTATGTTGTAGGAACTCGTTCAAGTCCTCTATCCCAATAACTGTTCATCCATGCTCTTGAAGATAATTCTCTTAATGCTCTAAAACCAGTTTTATTTTTTGCAATTAAAATAAAATGATAATATTTCTTTTGTCCTGTATATCTGCCTAAAGTTAAATATATTTCATTTCCAATTGCAACTTTAAAATCTGGATGTGTTTTTAAAATTTCTTGAGCATAAAAATTAGCTTGCGGCGCTCCACTAAGACATTCATGATCTGTTAATGCAATCCCGCTAAGACCGATTTCCACTGCTCTATCAATGAGTGCTGGAATTTTATTAATGCAATCTAATAATCGTATGTTCGAGAACTCTGAATGAGAATGAACCTAAAACCTTTTAGCCATCACTCTACCTCTTTCATTTTTATATTATATATTATATTATAACATAATAAAATAAAAAAGTCAAGTGAGGAAAGTCCTCACTTGACTTTACAAAAATAAATATTTAATTTTAAGCTACACTGTCCATTGGAGTACCCTCCATAATAAAATATCTTGCGGGTTACAAATTTACTTAGCCCATTGGACCGTACCTCTCTTTCTGCATATTTATTTCTTACAATTATATTATAACAAAAATTTTTTAGTTTGTCAAATTTTATTTAGTAGATATTTCTACTCCTTTTAATACACAAAGAACATTGTTTGAAGGGAAAGTTCTTTTTAAGGCTTCAGCTACTTCCCCCGCCATATCGAGAGGAATATAATTAGGATCTATAGTTGCTACTATGGTATCATTAGGATTTATCTATATTGTATTTAAATCAAAAAATAAATCACTATCATGTAAATCGTCAGTTTTAATATTAATTCTCATATTGGATATTTTAACTCCTTACATTTATATCCATGAGTGGTAAAGTAATTTTGTAAAGCTATTCTTTCGCTACATGGATTATTTGGGGCCTCATATACTATTAAAACAATAGTATCTTTATTAAATTTATTTAAACAAAATTTAAATGCTTTTATCATTTTGTCAAAATCAATAGTTTCAAGTAATTGTCTATATTCTTGCATCGTTGAACAATTACCTTTTAATATTTCTTTTTCTTCACAGGGGCAATAATGAGTTCCATATTTCTGGACTATCAAAGGCTCATACCGGAGGCCGCATATTATTCCTCTTTTATCTATATAATATTCTTTTCCTATTGGTGGCTTAAACCATATTGGATCTGATAAACATGTTGATATAGGAATTAAATTTGTAGTAAAATTTCGAATTTGATAAAAATAAGATGTATATATTTTATCAAATAATCCAGTTTTCATCATCATATTCTTCCCAATCATCAACTTCATAAGAAACAATTTCTGGTTCAATAAAATTGGATTCCTCTTTAATTCTATTTAAAACATTTTCATACCATTCAAAATCTTCATCGGACATTTTATTTTTATCTGTGTTCTTTAAATCATAAAATCTTTTTTGTTCATCTTCATTTAAAAAATTATTTAAATTAATATGTGTTTCAAGAATAAAAGTTCCTTTGCAAAATTTAGTTTGAATATATTTCATATTATTCTCCTTGCTAATAATATTTTTCTTCATTTTCTGGAGTTAATAAAAAACGTGTTGTTTCTAATTTTAAATCTTCAAAAGTATATTCTTTATTATATGGAATACGAATTAATGGGATATTGTGTTCAAAACAATATTTATTTTTTAATAAATCATTTTTTCTTGTACGTTTTAAATGCTATATAGTATTCCATCCTGTTTCTGTTGCCTAAAAATGTTGAGAACCATCGTATTCAAGAAGATATTGATTATTAATATAAAAATCAAATTTTTTATTTAATAAATCATTAAATTGATGTTGATATTTAAAAGGAATTTTATTTTTCGTTAATAATTGAATAATTTTTTCCTCTTGTTTTGATTGAGTGCATCCACATGATTGAGATTTACCACTTCTTAAATTGCCCATATCAATATCGCACTCATTTCCACAATCGCATTTACAATGCCATTTAGTATGTTCATCTTTTAACCCACTATAAATTGGATATAAAGCAATTAGTTTGCCAAAACGCTTCCCTGTTAAATCTAATCTCATTTGTTTACATCTCTAAGCAGCTTTTTCTTTATTTAAACACCCACAAGACTTAGATTGACCAGATTTTAGGGTATAAGCATCTACATCTTTTTCATTCCCACAATCACATCTACAATGCCAAACTATTGTTCTATTTTTAGTGCGTTGATTAGTGATATTCATAACTGTCCATCTGCCAAATCGTTGTCCTGTTAAATCATTTTCACAAGAGCATTTATTAATGCCTTTTCTTAATGTTGTTGACTTTTTTATAAAAAATTTTTTACATTTTTGACATTGGCATAACCAATGAGCTTCTTTAGATAAAGACTATGGTTTTGTTCTATATAATACCATATAATCTCCAAATTTTTGTCCTATTAAATTTATTCCTCGTCCAGGTTCGATAATTTCATAATTTTCAATTTGTTTCATCTTTTTCTCCTTTGCACTTGTTATTATATATAAAAATTATAACAAGTGCATTATTGAAATTTGTCCAAAAAATTTTTTTTATCTTACCCAGACAAGACGCTTAGAGGCGCGTGTAGCAGCTGTATACATTGCACGAGCATGAGTTTCTTTATCAAATGGAAAAGATTCTTCAAGAACGACAACGTTATTCCATTCACTACCCTGTGCTTTCCAAATTGTGATCGCGTATGCATATGCAAATTCTTTTGGAACAATATCACCATATTTTGGACGTAATTTTCCTAATCTATAAGACAATTTCCAATCACAACATTTTTCACCAGTAAGAATCATTTTTTGATCCATGTCTACTAAATCATACATATCATTAGTATCTGGAATCATTAAATCGCCAGTTAATACATCAAATCTTCTTATGTTACTTTTTACAAATCTTGGAATTTCTCTCCATGTTTGGAAACTATTTTTAAGAATACCAATAGTGCCATTAATAAGAGGGTCTCCATCTGCGCTAAAATCTTCCCAATAATTTCTTAAACAAATCATTTTATCTCCATCAACAGGATGATTGGGATAGTTTAATAATTGTCTCATTTGATTATTAATAGTTTGACGTTTAGCATTGGTTGCGGTCAGAATCTGATCTCCCCACTGAAGAACTCCAGTATTAAGCTGTGAATAAGGAATAATTTTTACTTCTTTCCCATTATAATAATCAATTGGCTCTTGATTTCTAATTTTCATTGTAAGTTGAATAATTTCAGATTCAGCCTCTTGTCTTACAATTTCTTCAAGAAAAACATGGGGATTATCTAACAAATGATTGTCTTCATCTTTATCAATAGGCGGAAGCTGAAAGGGGTCTCCTAAGCAGATAACATAAACACGATGTTTAAACAATAACTCCATTAAAGTTTTTGGAGCCATAGAAACTTCATCTACAACAACAACATCGAAATCAATAGAGGGTTTAGGTTTCCTAAAAAATCCGCCCGCAGGTAGAGGCACGTGATCATAGAGTAATCTATGTAATGTTGCTACATTTTTGTTACCCTTCTTTTTCAATACCTCCGCGGCCTTACCAGTAAAAGCACAAAAACATACTTTATCCTCTTCTACGCCAAGAGCATCAATAATGAACCTAACTAGTGTACTTTTTCCAGTTCCAGCATAGCCAGCAATCACCGTATACTTTTCTCCGTCCCGATGTCGTGCTACGGCTGTTTTTAATCCTTCCTCTTGTTTTTTAGTTAATATCATTAGGTTTTACTTCCTTCTTTTCTTTAGATTTTAGAGGACAATCATGAGGATCTTCATTATTCCAATATTCATAATCAAGGAGTCTCCCCGTCTTACAGCATTGAACATAGTTCCCAAAAATATCCTTAAAATACTCACATTTTTCGCACTTCATTATAACACACCTCTTTATTTTATATATATATTATAATAAAAATTTATAAAAAAATCAAAAAAGAAAAATGCAAATTAAAAAATCCAAATGCTCTTTTGGTTCTCAGATACGACTGCCAGCGCGCCGAGCAGTTAAAAGAAATACTTAGAAGAGTCTATAATTTCATAATCCTACATGATAAGTTGCGGATAAACCCGTCCATTCCACTAATTTTTATTGCATTTACAAACAGCATTTAATTCAAGATACCCTGTGGTTGTAAACTTATTTATTTCTTCTTCTGTCCCACCAAATTTGATAATAGATAGTCCATTAGGTAAATTAAATTTTAAAGTATTACTTTTCATAATTTGAAAATTAGAACTCGTGATTTTAAAGTTAATATTGACATAAGCTCTATCAATATCTTGTCCCCAGTAGTCGTTCATTTCTGCAATATCTAATATAATTTGATTATTATTTTCAGTTTCATTGAAATTATAATCAATTCGATAAATAGGATCAACAGATACATCTTCTAGAAGCTGATCTATGTGATAAAGAAAATTATTTACCTAACTTGCCAGCAAACCAAGGCCCGCTGCATTGTCATGTCCCTAGACATATAGAACTCCTGGACATTGTTCTAGAATCTCTTTGAAACTGTCAATTCCAGTTTTTGTATATCCGCGCATTGAACCTTCATAAGTTTCTTTACCATCTCTATTTGTGCGAGTCAATAAGCAACATGGGCGCTGATATTTTGCCATAAATTTATTTGCAATTAATCCTCTAATTTCAGAATTAATTTGACCTGGTTCTAATAAAAATAAAAGAATTTTATGATCGAGCATATGATTAACTTCAATCATTTTTTCTAACATCATTAATCCAGCATCTTCGGCGCGGGTTTGTCTATTTTTAACATTTGTGACCGTTCTAATTGCCTGTAGAATTAATTTTTCTTTCTAACCTAATTTGTGACCTCTTTTGGTTGAAAGAACTTCTTCAAAAGCCTTATGATTTAACATAGAATTAAAAAGTAACTCTTTCTACTATTGAGTGCCGCTTCGTGTCATGGCATTAACAAAAGGAACAATAAAGAAGGCGGCGCCGATAGATGTGCATCCCATTTCTGGATTCATTGAAGCATAGTCAGCCTTTGATAATGGAAAAGCATTTTTATCAATCATATAATCAATAAAAGGATTTTTAATATTCTATTTTTTAAAGCCTTCTGTTATCAAATAACGTGTTTCAAAACTTTTTAAACTCATCATGTCCCCGCAATTTCCAAGGGCAACAAGATCAAGAAAATCATTTGCGTATTCTGTATCTAATATACTGTCTATATATCGACAAAATTGCCAGGTTACTCCTACTCCAGACAATTCTTTATTAGGATAATTTGATAACTGGTTGTTAATTATTACTGCGTAATCACTAATATAAGGAGCTAAATGGTGGTCTAATACTAAAACTCCTATTCCCTTATTATATAATTCACAATGATATTTATAATCATTACTACTTGAGTCTGGGCATATTACTAAAGAATACTGTTTATGAGCTATTAAGTTTCCGTCAATAATAGCCTAATAGCAATCTGATAATCCATGCTGTTTACTATCGTGCATAATCCAATCCAATTTTCCATTTACCCAAGATGGAAAAAGTTTATAAAGATAATTAATAAGAAGTGCGGCAGATGTATATCCATCGCAATCACAATCAATAATTATTACAGCATTTTCATCTTTTGATATAGTATTAAGTAATAATTTTAATCCATTTTTTAAATTCTGTTCGCCTAAAGATAAAGGAGAGTTAATATCCTAATCAGATAAATTTATATAATGTAAAATATCACTTTGTGCTATTCCCCTATTATATAATATTTGCTAAATTGTTGAAAAATTTTTATTTGGTTTATTAATTAATTTATATTTCATTATTTTTCTCCTTTTAGTTAATAATTATATTATAACAAAAAAAAGGAGAATTGTCAAATCAATTCTCCTTTCTATCTTATTCTAGGATTATTCTATTATTAAATAATTTTATAAAAGTTTCTTTTGAACAGTCAATAGGAGAATCTTTATATCCTAACAAATTATCTTTATCAAATAGAAATGAAATATTTACATACCCGTTATATTTATGATAAAGTGTTTTTAACTTAATAATCCATTTTTGCCATTCTTCATCACCAATTTCTTGGAATTGTTTATCAAAAGCTATAACAATTTCTTTAACCCCAAGAGATAAAAGTAATTTAACTTGATAATTAATTAAATTACTGCCGCAACAAGCCACACTAATATCTGATTCTTTTCCAAAATAAGATGCGTGTTTAAGACAACTTTTTTCTCCTTCATATACAATCGCAATTTTAAATCTAGAAATTGCTTCTTTACTGTTGTTAAGATTATAAAGCGCAAAACCTAATGGATGATTGTACATTTTACCATTAATTATTGCAGGACGATATTTCCCATTTATTTCATTTTCTTTAATTAAAGTTCTTTCTCTGATACCGATTAAATTTCCGTTTATATCATAATGGGGGATTACAATTCCTTCGCTTATTGGATTATAACAAATACCTCTTGACTTTATAATATCAAAAGCAATACCTTCCCGCTCCCAGGGGATGATGTGTGGATGAGGCAAATGTCTTAAAATTTTATTATTATAAGTTTTTAATTCTACAATTTGTGGTTGATTTTTTTCTTTATTCCTTTTATAATTATTAATAATTTTCCAATCTTCCGTTGTCTCTTGATTATCTTCAAAATTAAAAGTATCTACTGTATATCCAAAATATCTAGCAACAAAAGTAATAGCCTTAGATAAAGTAAAATTTTGAAGACCTGCGGTTTTATTTACTCTTAAAACTAAATCATATATATCAAATGAAGCATCTCCGCATCCAGTGTAACAATGAAATAGATGTGTATTAGGATAGTAATAAAGTTTATGACTTGCATTAGCTAAATCACTATTGTGACATATCGTTTTGCAAATAATACAATTATCCTTAAGAATTGGTTCTGCTCCTAACTCTGTCAATAAATCGTAGATTTGCTCTAAAGTTAATTCTTTTTTTAACTCTTCTTTGTCATATTTATACATATTTATTTATTCTCAAAAATAATTTTTATTGGTTTAGAAAATGGATTTGGAATAATAAAAATTTTTGAATTATCTATTATAATATCATATTTTTTAATATTTTTAGGTAACAATTTTAAAAAATTATTATTTAAACAGTCGCCGCCCAATTCACTTACAAGGTCAAATACTTCTTCTATTGTTAAATTTTCTTTAAGAGTATCTTTATTATATTTATACATTTTTTATTCCTTTATATTTTTCAATATAACCTTGTAGACAACCATCCTTTGGTAATATTACAACAGTTTTATTAACTGAAGATTTTGTTATAATATCCCTAATCCATTCATCCCAATTTTTTTCAATTAAGCTAATAAAATTAATATCATTTCCTCTTCTAATATATCTTCCTTTATAGATAGAAATATCAGTAAGAGGAGGTACTACAACAGTATATTTTGCTCCCATTTGTTCAAATTGTTCTAATAACTGAGGATGAGTAGACACCATAACATTATATCCACTATTATTCATATGTTTTGCTACTTTTGCATAACGAACCCAATCCTTCTCAAATGGGGTACTTTCTAAATCTACCCAATTAGAAAATTTTGCAAGGGTAGATTTTCCAACCCCAGGAAAACCACAAATAATCATTTTATTTTTCCTTTACTTTTTTTAATCCAATAATTTCTAAATATTCATCAGGAAACTATTGATAATCAAGCGAATATTTAGATAATAAAAAATCTCTAAGAATTTTAAATTTTTCTTTATTATCAATTAATTTCCAAAAATTAATTTCTCTACTATCTTTAAAGCCAAAATTTTTCCATCCTTTAAGATACATTTTAGCTAGATATTTTCCAAAAATACTTGGGAAAGCAGTTTTATATGTTGAACTTTGAAAAGCGCTGCGTAAAGTGTGTAACCATTCTGCTTCAACATAAGGAATATCAAAAAGTTCCATAATTGGGAAAAAAGTCCAAGGTCGAGTGTCATTACACCCAGCTATTCTACACATTTTACAACACTAATCTAAAGTTCCATCTTTAAATTTATAAGTATTTTCAGGAATAAGTTTCTTTTTACATATTTTACAATATTTTATTTTTTCCTCTGCTTCCTTTTTTATTTCCTTTAAAGGGCATTCTGGCATTCGTTTTTCATGTATTTTGAAATTATAACCGCGAGATTCATTTGTCACATAACAAGTTGGATAATCCCACCTATCATCATACATAGGACAATCTGCGCAGCATAATGGCATTTCTATGTTTAATAGTACCATATTCTCTCCTTAAAAAGCACTTGCTTCAATTTTAGGTGTGACTTTAATTTTTAAATCTTCAATATCCATTAATTCATAATTATAATTAGTTACAAATATGGGATCAATACGACATATTCCCCTATCAGATTTACACCAAAGAAGAATATCTTTATAGCGGCCGCGTCTATTTTTATAAATAGAAATTTTTATATCAGGCATTTCAATGCTCATAGAATTAACAATATTTTTTAATGCTTCTCTATCATCTTGACTAACTTGAAGCATAATCATACCACAATCAATTTTATCAGCAATAGCCTTTGCTCCACGAAGAAGATTTTGGTCATACTGTTGAGCTGATACATAATCTGCATTTAACTGGGTTGCAGACATAACAAATACACCATATTGATTACATAAATCTTTAATTCTTACACTAATCATAAAAAGAATATTATCTTCTCGAAGCCCCTTAACACCAGCTTTTGAACTAATCTCACTAAGAATTTTCATACTTGAATGGATATAATCCATAAAGACATATCTTACATCATATTGACGAATACCAAATTTAATTGTATTTTCAATATCTTGAAGTGAAAAATCTGGTAATTTCTTGATATACAAAGGACTTTTTGAGAGAATTGCGGCGGCCTCGCTTACTCGCTCCCACTCATCTCCGATATATGTATTCTCAAGAATGTGATCTTCATTTACTCCAGACAAGAAAGCAATCATCATAGTTTGAATTTCATCTTCTTCCTGTTCTGTAGTAATAAACTGAGTTGGTTCACGAGTCCCATTATCTTCCCATTGTTTTGTTTCAAGATTATAAATTTTATTACAAGCAATAGAACAAGCATCTGCAATCATAGACCTAGTTTTTCCTACCCCAGTAGCCGCAGACCGCAAATAAAACTTCTTTAATCTTGCTCCTCGATGGACGGCATTAACTAATCTTCCATAAAGAGGATAACCAATTTCTGGATTTGTTTTTAGTCTTTCAAGAAGCGCCAATGCACCATCGCCCGCTTGAATTACTCCATCTTCTGAATTATCAACATACTTTGCTTTAATTTCATCAATTTTATCATTGATAGTATTTGCAATTTCATTGATTGGAGTATTATCAAACCATGATTCTTGTGCCTCTTTCTTTTTTACATCTAATATATTATCGGGATCGTACAGCCATGATAAATCCATTCCAACACTTTTATTATACATTCTTAAAAGTGTCATCTTTTTCATACGATTATAATAATAATCAAATGCCGCAAGCTGGCACATTTCTTTAATATTTTCTAAATATTCAGAACCTTTATTTACTTTATATACTGCATATTTCTTTGGGCGTTGTTCAAGATATTTTTCTATATCTTCAATAGAAATCTGTTTTGCACCAAGCTGATGAAGGTTATAAATAGATCCAAACAAAATTCGATGAAATTCTTGTGGGAAATCTTGTTCATTAAATTTATACTTATCTTCTAAATCTAAAAGAGAGGGATTAATGAAAACATCTCCAATTACCTGCATATTTGCAGATACATCAATATACTTTGAACTCATTCATTATCCTCCTCTTCTAACCACATATGCGGCGGCCGCACATAAACACGTGGGGATTCAATACTGACCACTCTTTCTTTTGGTAAAATAAAATTTGAAATATCTTTTTCTTTATTAATTAATTGAGCTTGATATAACGCATAATAATAATTTAATGCTTGCTTATAGATATAAGGAATAATGCCTATACTACCATTGCTTTTGTCTAAAGAATTACCTTCTTTTTCATAATACCATTTTAATGTTTTTAACATACCACTATATGTATAGTTATTTTCTTTAACATATCTTTCAGCAAGTTTTTTAGTTAAAATATAATTATAATCTTCTCCAAATAAATTTCTTGTGTAGTCATAAAAAGCCTCAATATCTCTTTCCTCTTGAGACATATTGGCTATATGATCTTCCCAACATTTTATATGAGCATATCTACGGGCGGAGACTTGTTTTGTTGGTTCAATGTCTCTATCAAATTGCTCACCACAATATAGGCATTTTACTCTATGAGCCATTTACAACATCTCCTTTTCAATATTTTTTTATTTATATTATAATAAATATATTATAACAAAAAAAAGAAGACTTGTCAAAGTATTGTAGCCCTTTGACAAGTCTATATATATTTATAATTATTCTGATTTTGTCTCTTTGGAAAGTAAGAGAAGATCATCATAAATTAGAGAGAGGGCTTCAACCTGCTCACGAGAGCACTGACTCATCTTCTGACCTCGACCGAGATAACGATCGGTAATCTGCACAATTCGAGGCTGATAAAATCCTTTAAACACTTCTTCAGAATTATTATCAATCATTCCCTTAATCAAATCACTACAACTCTTCATAAGTTCATCAAAATTAAGGTCTTTAGTTGTATCTTTATAAAGATTACTTCTTTTGTCTGTAAAGAATTCTTTTCCATCTTCCTGGGCTTGCTTATCTATTGCATCACTGATTGCCGAAACAAGATTATCATAAGAGAAATCAATATAATCTGGAGTATATTTAAATCGTGAACCAGCTTCATATCGGGGAGTTCCGCGCATAAAAAGTTTTGTTAAATTATTACCATCTTTATCAGTAACAATTCTTGAATATCCAATAATATCTGCCATTCTTGCAACAATATTATTTGCTCTTTTGTCAAGAGTTGGGACAATTTTATTATACTCATTTCCCGCTTCATCTTTAAAGACTTTATCAGTGGCATGGGAAATAAGAATAAGACCATAATCCATCATAACAATAGAACGTAAACATTCATCAAATTCTTTTGATACCATCCCATATCCCTTACCATAAGGAATATCACTAATGCTATCTACTCCAAATCCTCCTCCTTGTTCTTGCGGTCTGGGGGCGTTATCACAAATGTACTTTGTGCAATAATCATATGCAATATCACAAGTATCAATAGTAATTGTATAGAATTTTTCTTTTGCTTTAGGATCCTTTAACTGTCTAAGAACTTTCCTAAATTCTGCCCAGTTATTGATGGGTTGTGCCATAACTCCAGGAATTGCATTATAGCCTTTTTCAAAAGCAAGAAGAAGATTATTTTCAAATTTTGAGGCTGTTGTCGTTTTTCCAGATTTGGGCTAGCCATAAAAGAAGATTGAGTATCCACGCAGATTTCTGCTTACCTGATGTGGCTGGATACTAAAAATATCAATGTTTCCCATAATTATAATATCCTTTCTTTAAAAGAAAAGGGGGAGGTTAATCCCCCTTTTATTAAAATACAAATCCACCTTCAGGTACAGCCTGAGTAGCTTTTGTTGCGGTAGCCGCATTGAAATTAACTCCACCAGTGGCCTTATTGGCCTGACGCTCATTATGTCTCTTTTCAACTTCTGCCAGCATAACCTGACGATTCTGAGTCATCTTATTTACATCTGCCGCAGTAAGAACTTCCTCATCACCGAAATCATAAGGAACCTTTGCAGTACCAGTGATAACATATTCGCGACTCTTTCTTTCATAAGTCTGAACCGCCGCCTCACCAAATGCAGATTCTTCAGTTCTTTCAGTCTTAATAGTCATGCAATTAATGCGTCCCCAAACCTTTGTAAAAACAGGGTTAGAAGGGGTGACATCAAGATTTTCAAAATAATTCATTCCCATTTCGTTACGAACTACGAAAGATACAGGAAGTAGAACTGGGCCATATCCAAAAATAGCACCGCTAACAGTTGTAAAATCTTTTACGATATTCTTTTCGGGGTCTGCATCAATATGAGTTACTCTTGTAATCAGCATATCTGCTGTAAAAGTATTTCTTTCTGTTTCAGGCCTAAGTTCATTTACGATAGAACAGAAACCATTTTCATTTCTAACAGCAGCGACCTTAGAGCCGTCACCCGCGATAAAATCATTAAGAGCGATGGCTACTCCAGTACACTGAACCTTAAAAGCATTGTCCTTACCGCCATTGATCCATGTCCTGTCTGGATTATCAATAATCTTCTTAAGAGCGGTATATGTATTATTAACCTGTCCACTTCTGTAAGTCTTAGTTACATAAGTATAATGAATGGTAATAACATTAAGACCATCTTCATCTACGGCAATATCAAGATCACCTGCGATATATTCAGTTCCAGGAGCCTTTGAATTTTCTCCTGTCACTCTTTCAGAAA